CTATCCCGATTGGTGGCAAGGACACAGGTTTAACAAACCAGTCAGGGTCTGGGCAGCGGGGGAATCCAACGATACCACCAGAGACATCATCCAGAAGGAACTCTTTGGTAACCCACAAGACCCTAATCTCAAAGGCACAGGGGCTGTACCCTTGGCCAAGATTGTAGAAACCACGCGCAAACCCGGCGTACCCAATGCCTATTCCAGCGCTTTGGTCCTGCACAAATCGGGGGGTAACTCCCAGATAAGCTTCAAGGCATATGAGCAGGGTTTTGAGAAGTTCATGGGCGAGGCCATAGACGTTGTCTGGCTGGATGAGGAACCTAAGCAGGAAATCTTCAGTCAGTGCATCACCAGAACGGCTGATACCAATGGTATAGTCTATATGACGTTCACCCCGGAACGTGGGATGACCAACGTGGTAAGTTCGTTCCTGAATGACCTGAAGCCGGGACAGAGCCTGACCACGGCAACATGGGACGATGTAGATCACCTAGATGAGAAGACCAAGGAGCAGTTGCTAGCAGTTTATAGCCCGGCAGAGCGCGATATGCGCTCCAAGGGTATCCCGGTGTTTGGATCAGGGCTTGTCTATCCGGTCAGCGAAGAGGACGTAATCTGCGAAGATTTTGACCTACCAGAGCATTTACCTAGGCTGGCAGCAATTGACTTTGGCTTTGACCATCCAACGGCTGTAAGTTGGGTGGCCTATGATGCAGATACCGACATAATTTATGTCTATGACGAGTACCGCAGATCAAAGGAAACACCACTGACACACGCCGCCGTGATCAACGCTAGAACACCCGGCATCCCTGTGGCTTTCCCACACGATGGTCTACAACATGACAAGGGGTCTGGCATACAGCTAGCCCAGCAGTACAGAGACTTGGGGGTATGTATGCTTCCACAGCATTTCAGTAACCCGCCAGCAGAAGGAGACAATGGTAGTGGAAAAGGTAACAACTCTATTGAAGCAGGGATCAGCCAACTTCTGCAACGCTTTGAAACTGGTCGGCTACAAATTTTTGAGTCCTGTCAGGAAACTCTTGAAGAGCTTAGACTCTACCACAGAAAAAATGGAAAAGTGGTTGCTATCAAAGACGACCTTCTAAGCTCCATGCGGTATGCAGCCTTGAGCGTAGAACGCTTTGGGGAGCAGTTAAAGAACAAGTCAATGTACCGTAAATACAGTTACGATACCGAAATAAAATATTCAAACGTAGGGATTGTCTGATGAGCTTGTATGCTAACATTAACAAACGTAAAAAAGCTGGGACTTCCCGGTCCAAAAAGAACAGCACAATTACTCCCAAAGCCTATGCAAATATGAAAGCCGGATTTCCCAAGAAAAAAAAGAAAAAGGCTTAACACAGTGGCTATGGATTTAGACGATCAAGAGATCATCTCTCTGGTAGAGAGTGAGATCAATGGTAGCTCAGATTACCTAGACTCAGAGGTAAGCGCCCAACAGGCTACCGCTATGGAGTACTTCTATGGTGAACCCTTTGGCAACGAGGAAGACGGTCGTAGCCAAGTAGTCGTTACCGATGTACAAGACACCTTGATGTGGATGATGCCCAGCTTGATGCGTATCTTCACCGCTGGGGACAAGGTTGTAAAGTTCTTACCGGAGGGGCCGGAAGACGAACAGATGGCCGACGAGGCCACCAAGTATGTAAACCATGTGTTCTACAAACAGAACGATGGTTTTATGATATTGTACAACATGTTCCTCGACGCCCTGATGCAGAAAGTCGGGGTGGTCAAGCACTACTGGGAAGACATCGAAAAGACCACAACTGAGTCCTATGAGAACCTAACAGAACAAGAATTTTCTCTGCTACAGCAGGACGAAGAACTAGAACTCATTGAGCACACGGAAACAATACAAATCTCAGAGGTGCCTGCCCCCATGACCGGGGAGATGGTAGAGATGGAAGAAGTTTTCCATGACGCCACCTTTGCACGTACAACTATGGACGGCAAGGTTACCATAGAGAACGTACCACCGGAAGAGTTTCTGATCAACCGTGGTGCCAAGACGCTAGAAGATGCGCGATTCATCTGTCACCGTTCGCACAAAACTAGGTCAGAGCTTATCAGCATGGGCTATGACGTAGACCTGATAGATAGCTTACCCGGTTACACCAGTGGCGCAGACGATGTAACGACCAGCCAAGAGTACATGGCGCGTCACTCCTACGACTCTACCGATGTCTACCCTAACCAAGCGGCCTCTGACTCTGAAGTTTCAATCATGGTCAACGAGTCGTACATGAAGCTGGACACGGACGATTCGGGCGTCAGCGTACTTCATAGGATTTTAACCAGTGGTTCGGAAGTGCTAGACTGCGAACCTATCGACTATATTCCTTTCAGTTCTGTCTGTCCTATTCCTGTGCCGCATAAGTTCTATGGGCTTAGCGTAGCAGAAACGGTCCAAGATGTTCAGCTTATCCGGTCCACGCTGACCAGAAACCTGCTGGACAATATGTACTTGGCAAACAACGGCAGGTTCCAAGTTGTAGAAGGACAGGTCAATGTAGACGATCTACTAACCAGCCGTCCCGGTGGTATCGTTCGCACACGCAGCCTGAATGCTCTCCAGCCTATCCAGACACCTGCACTGCAACCTGCTGCGTTCCAGATGCTTCAGTATTGGGATGATATCAAGACGGGACGCACAGGTGTCAACCCGCAGACACAGGGTCTTAGTGCTGACGTACTGAAGACACACGTAACCACTGGTGCTGTCACGGCGGCAATGACCAATGCCCAAGGCCGGTTAGAACTTATTGCACGGGTCTTTGCCGATACCGGCGTTCGCAATATGTTCAAGCAGATATACAACTTGGTACAGCGTTACGAAAATCGTAAGAAGATGGTCCGTCTCAATAATACCTACTTTGAAATTGATCCGTCTAGCTGGCGAGAAGACCTAGACGTCGATGTTGAGGTAGGAATTGGCTACGGCGATCAGGACATTAAGATGCAGAACATCAGCAACTTTGCTGGCCTGATTGAAAAAGTAGCTACCCAGACTGAGGGAATTGTACAGGCGGATAACGTCTACAACTTGGTCAGAGAGATTGCCGATGAGATGGGCATCAAGAACGTAGACAAGTTCATAACTCAGCCCCCACCACCGCAGCCCAAGCAGCCTAGCGCACAGGAACAGCTAGCACAGGCGCAAGCACAGGCCATGCTCACACAGGCACAGGCCAGCCAGATGGAAGCTGAAGTGAAAGCCAAGGAGCTTGAGATCAAAGCGGCTAAGGTAGAGCTTGAGCGCATAGAGATTGAGCATGAGATGGCAGTCAAACGCGAAGAACTGAAGCTCAAGGGGATTGAGCTAGGATTTGAAATGAACTCTGACAAAAACATAAAGGCTTAGACATGGCATACCAGAATAACATTGCTTCTCGCATCATCAGCAGCGAAAACATTACCAGCACCGGGACCAGCGCACAGAGTGGACGTGCTCCATTCGGTTGCACCATTGCTCGTATTGCAACCAGTGCTGATGTAAATATCGTAATTAACGGAAATCCTACGGCCACGGCAGCGGGTACTTTGATAGAGCCAGCAGATGCGGCTTACTTTGTCATCAGGGGAGATAGTTCTCCGACTGCGACTGACGGTGAAAAAGTAGCCAGCATTGGAACGGCCACGGTAAACGTTACGTTCTTGGAGGGTTAAATGACCCGGCAGCACCCCCATGCCCATAGGATTAACTCTAGTGAGCAAGTTGCTATAGGAGCCACCAGTGCTCAAAGTGGTACTTGTCCTTTTGGCACCGGCATAGCGCATATCAAAGCGCACGGAACTAGTGGCAGTCCTTCTAACTTTTTCAAAGTAGGTGGAAATCCTACGGCTACCACGGATGGAACTTCCAGTTTCATACACGACAATGAAACTATTTACGTAATTGTAAGGCCAGATTCGTCTTTGGGGGCTGGAGACGGAGAAAAAATAGCTACTATTAACACTTCAGGCTCAGCAATTTTATATATAGATTGGGTGGAAAGCTAATGGCAACGAACAAAAAGATCACAGAGCTTACAGAACTGTCAGAAGCAGACCTTTCTGATGACGATGTTCTGCCAATTGTGGACATTAGCGCCGGTACTACTAACAAAGTTCGTAAGTCAACATTGGCCTCTGCACTGTCCGGCGTTGCTAGCATAACCGCTACCAGCCCTATAGCTGTTAACCAATCTACAGGTTCTGTGGTGGTTAGTACAGACACAATCCCGATTACCAGTGGTGGTACAGGAGAAACCAGTGCCAGTGCTGCTCTTGCTGCCTTGGGCGGCATCAGTGATCCTACTGACACCCGTGGCGACATCATTACTAGAGGAGCTTCAGCCCTAGGCAAGGTTGGCATAGGTGCAAATAACACAGTGCTGCGTTCTGATGGAACCGATCCTTCATGGGGATCAGTAGCTGCTAGTGAGCTAACAGGAACTCTTCCTATAGCCAATGGTGGTACTAACGCGACCACGGCAAGCGGAGCACGGACCAGCCTTGGCCTAGGCAGTATTGCTACGCAGGACTCCAGCAGTGTAACGATTACCGGCGGCTCTATTACTGGAGTTACGGACATTGCCATTGCAGATGGTGGCACAGGAGCCAGCGATGCGGCAACCGCTAGGACAAACCTTGGAGTAGCCATCGGCTCAGACGTTCAGGCGTTCGATGCTGACAACGCTGTGACCGATGCGGCGCAGACGTTCACCGTGAGCCAGCGCGGCACGATCACGACTGACAATGACCTCTCGCTGGATCAGAACGCCACCAATAATTTCAAATGCACTCCGACCGGCACCGGCACCCTGACGTTTACAAACCACACCGCTGGGCAGTCGGGCAACATCCTGCTGGACAACAGCGGTGGTCACGCAATCTCTCTGGCAGCTACGACCAAGGGTGACGCCAACTTGGCAACGACGATCAGCACTGCTGGAACCTATTGGCTCTCGTACTACGACGACGGCGCGAACGCTTATGTCGTCACAAGTGCGGTGTTTGCTTAATGTCGATTATCCAAGGCACGTCCAAGGCGGCTGGTGGTGGTTACGAGATTGAAAATTCTGTACGCCTAGACGGCACAGGAGATATGTCGCGTACTGTATCGTCTGACGGTAATCTGAGGACATGGACTTTTTCGTTCTGGCTTAAACGCAGCACTTTTGGAACTAATGGTGGATTAGGTTTCAACGTCGGCGGCACATATGTAAACGGAGACAATAGGTCAATTTTCCGCTTCCATTCGACCCTCTCGGGAGGTGACGACGATTGGTATTGGGCTGAACGCAGCGGTGCGGCTTGGCGTGAAGATCAGGCAACGAGCAGTATGCATCGTGACCCGGCAGCGTGGGCGCATTACATGTGCGTCTGGGACACGGACGGCGGAACAACGCCGAGGGCTAGGCGCTACATCAACGGCGTTCTCGTCAGTGATTTGAAAAGCGGCGGCACTGTTGCAGCAGCTAATGTTGACAGTGGAACAAATAAAGCAGGAACCTTCCAGCTTTTCGATCAAGCTGGTTTTCCCGGTCGTGAGTTTGAAGGCTACTGTGCAGAGATGCACTTTGTCGATGGCACTGCTCTGGCACCTACTGATTTTGGTGAGTTCAATGACGACGGCGTGTGGATACCAATAAAAACTTCAGGGATAACCTACGGATCAAATGGTTTTTACCTTGATTTTGCAGATAGCTCTGATCTGGGTAAAGACGTAAGCGGCAATTCCAATGACTTCACCAGCAGCGGACTAGCCACCACAGACCAGATGTCGGATACGCCGACTGATAACCATTGCACGTTTAACCCACTCTGGATCGACACATACACTCTCAGCGACGGTAATCTTGTTACTAGCACTGGCGCTGACGCATCTGCTCTAGGCACGATGGCTGTCGATGCTACGGATAGTGATGGTTGGTACTGGGAAATGAAGGTCACGACTGCCGCAACGTATCCCGGTGTCGGTATTATTCTCGCCAGTCAGACAAGCCTTGTGGCAAATACAGCGTTATCCAATACCAATACCAACCGTTACTATTATCAAGGTTGGGATGGGCAGTTCAATAATCAGAACAGTGCCACAGCATACGGCAGCACGTGGTCTGGTACAGCAAACAAAGTTATCGGCGTCTATCTCAAAGGTGGTGCATTGTGGTTCAGCATCGACGGTGTAGTTCAGAACAGTGGTGACCCGTCAACGGCATCTACCGGCGCTGCAATTACTGGCCTAACCGGTGACTTTTACCCTGTTGTCCTTTACGCTGCTGGTAGCGGCACACAAGCTGCATGGACGGCACAGTTTGCTGAAGCCGATTGGGGAACGACGCCTCCTGCTGGGTACAAAGCAGTAAACACCGCCAACCTTGCCACACCATCGATCACAGATGGGTCAGCGCATTTTCAGCCTACGCTTTATACAGGTACGGGTTCGTCGCAAGCGGTTAGTCAGGCAGGTAACTCAACCTTCCAGCCCGATTGGGTTTGGATCAAAGGACGGTCTGGTGCTACGGAGCATGTCCTGACTGATGCAGTTCGTGGTGTCACCAAGGAACTTAGTTCAAACGATACTGGTGCCGAAGAAACAGTGGCACAGGGACTGACTGCTTTTGACTCTGCTGGTTTCACCGTTGGCACTGACGGTTCTTACAACACCAGTTCAGCCACCTACGTTGGATGGCAATGGAAAGCCAACGGCTCTGGCAGCAGCAACACTGATGGCGATATAACCAGCACTGTAAGTACTAATACCACGTCTGGGTTTAGTATTGTTAAATATGCAGGAAGCTTATCAACAACAGGATCAGCTACCGTTGGT